GCTACAGCCGGCCTCTTGGTAAAATCGGTTGAGAGTATTGTCTCCCTATTTAGTTAGGTTTGAGCGCTTTCTTTGTGAAGAAAAGGCGTTTTCTTCTCACCGTATAGCCTTGGGGCACTCGATTGAACAAACTCCCCTACGGAGTTTGTTCTTTTGAGTCACATAAATTTTTGAGACTCAGAGGAACAAACTATGCAGACCGAATCTGCACCCTTGTCTTCGGACACCAAGACTGATCAGTCTATAACTGATATTTCCACACAAAAATTAGCGGATCCTACGGGAAATTCTACTTTTTGTTGTCCCGTCAAAATAAAGGACCCAAATGGGAAACCTTTTACTTGCGAGGCTGTCATGGATCCTAAGAAGAAAGGATCATGGCGTGATTGGTTCAGTTTCGAACCGGATGAAAATGATCATCCACCCGATCCCCCTGCTGGTGAGAATACACCCCAGCATGAACAATTCAAGTCGGCAACCACTGGTTTAGATTATTTGGATATGACATCCAATTTCATAAAGGACCTAGGTGCGTTTGGCAAGATTCCTGTGAGTGATAAACTCATCAAAGAAGTTGAAGGATTACTGATACTGACATTAACCGTACAAGGTTGTCAGGATTACGTTTCTATATGTGCTGCAATTCTTTTGTATGCCCGAAATTTCTTTGACAGTTCAATCGTATCCCAGATACGGAACTATTTACATGAACTGTTTGGAATCACCCCTCAAGATGGGGAAGAAACTACTAAAGCAACACCCTCGTGGTTACAATTGATGCGTGATGCACGCAATAATTGGACTCTATGTAAGGATAATTTGTTGTTTGAAAATTTTTCCAAATTGCTTGGGTTGTTGGTTGCACTTGGCATGTGTAACGCCTCAAATTGTACTTTTAGTATCAAAGAGTACAAGATGTTTGAACCTGATGTTAAAATCATTCATGGATCAGCATTTGAAATCATTGATGCTATGTTCGCAACAGTTACATTTTTCGTTGAATCAATGTATGCGAGCTTTCAGGCGGGGAGCCTAAAACCATTTCTGGTCTCAGATTCAGAAGCACTGAAGCTTGATGAAGAGTACAGTACTTTACAGAGTTGGTGGGTTCTCGTCAAAAATGGCAACTTGTATAGAGTTGTCGGTGTAGAAGACCAAGAATTTGATGATAGACTGGAAACTTTGTTGTCAGACATGAAACGAGTACTGAAATCTTCTAAAGGATTGGAGAAGAAATTGCTCACTGACAAGATATCAAAGTTGATAGTCTTGAAAAATGACTACATCACCTTCAAGATTTCCAATGGAATTAGGAAATCACCATTTGCTATGGAATTCTATGGTGAGAGTGCGCAAGGTAAAACTACGTGCTCTGACCAAATGATAGATGCTTTATTGGCTAGTGCTGGTTTACCAACAGGTAAAGAGTACCGCGCTGCGGTTAATCCTGGAGATAGATTTCAGTCTAATTGGACAACGAAGAAGTCTGTGATGATCATTGATGATCTTGGTAATTCAAAGGCCCAGTTCTGCACGGCACCACCCACACAATCTATTATTGATGTGTGTAACAATCAGATGTATTATGCTAACATGGCAGATCTCGATTCGAAAGGCAAAGTTTTTATAGAGCCGACGATAGTGAGTGTCACTACTAATGTTAAGCATTTGGATGCGGGGACATATTCTAATTGTCCATATTCTGTTCAAAGAAGGATGCATGTTGTCATAACTGTCTTTGCGAAGAGAGAATTCCAATTTCTATTGGATGGCAAACCTCAAGGTCTTGATACGAGCAAGATAGCGAAATTCAAAAAGTCATTGCGGCGTAAGCCAGTTTTTGATGACATTTGGGAACTTACGCTTGAAAAAGCAGTCTGTCCAGATAAAATGCGATATGTGGCAGAATATGCACCAATAGAGTGGAATGGAAGAAAGATGGTTCGAGTATCCTTTCGTGATGCGATTCAGTATATGATCGAGCGATTTCATGATCATCGTGGCGGCCAACAATCGATGTTGGATGACTTGGAGGTTCGAAAGAACATTGAGTTATGTCCGCATCCCTATTGTAATAATATAAGGGATTATTGTTCGCCACATGATGCTCAGTATCCTCGAGAAGATGATGAAGAGCGAGAAACGGAAGTTGAAGAACTTGAAAAGCAGTTTGGAGATGAGATCATTGAAGGTGCTACTAAGGCGACTGATATCGTCATAGGTAGGATCAAGAGAGATCTCTTTGGAATAGACAGATTTGTTGAAGGAGCCACATCGTTGGCTCTATTGGCATCAGCACGTTTGTTTGCTCGACATTGGGATTGGATGAAAATAGTCCCCACACCGTGGCTTCACAATGATATGTTCCAGAAATGTCTTATGCTAGGTGATAGCAAGAAGATTAAACGGAACTATATCTCCAACACGATCCTAAATTGGGGTCTTGGAGTCGGTTGTGTAGGACTGTTCCATCGTCAAGTACGTAATACCGCCCGTTCGGGGTGGTTGGCCCTTGGAATTACAGGAATATGTTTAGCTAGACAAAAATTGATGGTAAAGATTGTGATGAAAAACTACCGTAAGGAGTTGTTAGATCGCAATATAGTTCATGATAGTGTCAAAACATGGCGTGATGAAAATGCTGGTTCTATTATCAAGGCCGCTGGAATAGTGAGCGCAATGTTTGCGCTTGCGAAATTGTATCGAAGATGGAGATCTTTGAACCCCCAAGGTTCTTTGGAACCAAAAACGCAGGAGGAAATTGACAAAAGAGACTCGGAAGAAAATCCGTGGGTTGGTATGGTTAAACGTCCCTTACCCATTAGTCCAAAGTCGTATTGTACGCCCAATGAGCATCTTAATGCCAAGATAGATACTAATCTACTCTATGGCACAGTTATAGCGGGAGACCGCAAGCTGATGGTGAATGGCTTATTCTTGCGTTCACAACTTGTGGTTATACCATACCACTACTTTGAGACGGACACACTAGATGTGACGTTTTACAAGAAGGATCCCGAAAAGTCGGGAGGACATTTTGGAACGAGACTTTGTAAGGCAGTATCTTACAGGATTCCTAATACGGATCTATGTTTATGCTACAGCGCAACCGGAGGCTCGTTTAATAATCTGTCTGAGTACTTGCCCACAGAAAATATGCCTCAACACGAATTTATTATGATGTGGCGTTCCAAAGAAGGTGCCTTGACAACAGCAAAGGGCCTGGCAAAACCAGGCATCACATCCAATGGAATATGCGATTTTATTGGAGGCACATATGCAAATTTGTCTATGAATACGTTCAAAGGTTTGTGTGGTGCCCCTATAGTAGCTCAAGGAAAAGCTTCGTGTTTATCTGGAATTCATTTGGGTGGTAGAACAGGCACGAACCATGGCTGTTATGGCTTAATAACCCTGACTAATATGATGGATGCTATGACATATTTGCGGCCCATTGAAGGAGTGATCTTTTCTGGGGACGCAGATGACTTCGAGAAGCAAAATCTCGGAGTTGACATTGTCAATGATCTTCCCATGAGTCCGAAAAGTCCTTTGAATTACATGCCAGAGGACTCGCAAATAGTGTATCATGGATCCTGTCCAGGAGCGACTACAAATCGGTCTGATGTAAAAGTCACACCTATTAGTGCATCGGTTTTGAGTGTCACAGGATTCCCAAATATCTATTGCGGACCGAAATTCAGTCCACCTTATTTTGGGTGGCAATCTAATTTGGCAAATATTGCGCTTCCAGCTCAATCTTATCCTCACCATTTGTTGGCACGAGCGGTAGCTGATTATAAGTCAGCATTATTACCGATTTACAAAAGCCCTTTGTGGTGCGATGCCCGACCATTGACTGAACAAGAAAATATGGTTGGCATTCCAGGAAAGAAATTTATGGATGGCATAAAGCTCAATACAGCAATTGGTTTCCCATTGTTGGGACCTAAACGAAAGTATGTTGAAGAATCTATTGATGGAGACGGCAACAGAAGGGTCGTATTTGATGAAATCATACGTGACGAAATCAAACGCTGTGAGGATTGCTACCGGAGAGGTGTGAGAGCAAACACCATTGCTAAAGCCTGTAAAAAAGATGAGATATTGGCAAAACCAAAATGTCGTATCTTCTTTAGCAACCCTATTGCATTGACATTTTTATTGCGGAAGTATTATTTGCCCGTGATGAGAGTGATGCAAATGAATCCACTCGTGTCAGAGTGTGCCGTAGGAATTAATAGCCACGGCCCTGAATGGCAGGAAATGCATGACTACGCCTTTAAGTTTGGAAAAGACAGATTGATAGGTGGAGATTATAGTAAGTACGATCAGAAACTACCATCACAACTGATATTTGCCGCATTTCGTATTTTAATCGATTTTGCGAAGGAGTGTAATTACTCGCAGGAACATATTGATATTATGGAGGCAATGACAGCAGATGTAGTGTTTGCATACATTGCGTACAATGGCGATTTGATTGGGCTTATAGAAGGTGCGCATATATCAGGCAACTCGATCACGGTGATAGTGAATGGGTTGTGTGGTAGTGTGAATTTACGTGTCTACTTCTACGCAGAACCAGAACATTGGGATGAGGACTTTCGAGAAAACGTTGCTTTGTTGACATATGGAGATGATAATGTCGGTTCTGTAAATAGTGAGACTGAAAATTTCACAATCAAGGGAGCCTCTGAGTTTCTAGCCAAATATGGTCAAACTTACACCATGCCTGATAAGGAAAGTGAGTTGGTGGATTTTCTACCACCAGAGGACTTTGAGTTCCTCAAAAGGAAAAGTGTTTATTGCCCGAAGAAGGAGGTGCATGTTGGAGCATTAGTGGATAAGTCCATATTTAAAATGCTCCACATGTACATGCGCCCTAAAGGAGCAGTGAACACACCCGAGTATGCGTGTGCGCTTAATATTGATACAGCGTTGCGTGAGTGGGCTAACCATGGAGAGCGTGTATATGAGATGCGCCGTTTACAAATGCAGGAAGTTGCGAGAGAGACGGGTATAACGCATTTGTGTACGCAGTTAGTGGTCACTTATGAAGATTCCGTTCTTGAATGGAAGGAGAAATATTTGGGTGACAAAATAGGCAACGGCGATAAAGTGTGTCACAGGTATGCAATATTACCTGAGACATTCGAGTGCCAAGCCTAGGAGATCAATGGGGCCAGTGTCAACCCCTTTAAAATGACACGAGCAGTTTTAAATCTGCTTTCGGAGAGAAGCAAAATTACGCACATTTTTGGATACCATATGTAAATAAATTAGGAAAAGGAAAGTTGCCTTAAATGCTAAAGGCTTTAATGTGTGGACTAAGCGGTATTTACCGCGATTTTGTCAGTCAACAAAACTTCCCAACTGATTCACTGAGTGAGGAATCAGAATTTTGTATATCACTTACTACAACTAAATGTAAAATACAAGTCAAACCAGTAAGGGAACTGGTGGGCTTTGTAAATATAAACAAAATCCCAAAACATATCGTAGAGAAATCCGTCTTCGATAGTGTGCATTGGTTTGGAATGAACTATTGCACAGAATGTGGAGTGATAGACACGTATTGTTCGTGTTATTATGAACCACAGTCAGGTACACCCCATGACAAGATGCTATCTGTTGCTAATAGCAATAAGAAAGTGCAGAATGTCACTTTTGACGATGGTGAAGAGGAAGATCCATATATGGTTGAAATTGATTCAATCGTAGATCCTTTGCGCCATTTACAGGACACTGATGATGCATCCCTAGGAAATTTCTTTAGTCGACCTATCAAGGTTTTTGAGCAAGATTGGACCACATCAGGTTCCTTTCTCTTCAGTTTTGATCCTTGGACGGCTTTCTGGGAAAGTACTAGGGTTGAGAATCGTTTGGCAAATTTTAAGTTGTTGCGTTGCAAAATGCATATTAAAGTTTTGATCAATGGAAATGCATTTCATTATGGAAGATTGATGATTAGCTATAGTCCTTTTGCCACTTGGGATCAATTCAGTAGAAACATAACTGAACCAACTAATGCGGTGCAGAATTCACAATTACCAAAATTATTGTTGGATCCTTGTACTTCACAAGGTGGGGAGATGGAATTACCTTTCTTTAGTCATGCTAACTATATTGATATACCAACGAAACAGTGGAATCGAATGGGAAACCTGGAAGGATATGCTATAAATCCTCTAAAACATGCTAATGGAGCTGTGGATATTGTATCCGTCAGCATCTTTGCGTGGGCTGAGGACGTTTCGTTAAGTGTGTTAACATCTAATAATTCAGCCCTGACACCACAATCTGGAGAAGAGGTGGATGAGGCTAATGCTACGGGTGTTATTAGCGGTCCGGCAACTACTGTTGCTAGGGCCGCTGCATACTTCACCAAAATTCCTTATATTGGACCCTATGCAATGGCAACTTCCATGGCAGCAAAGACTACTGCAGCCATTGCTAAGATGTTTGGATATAGTCGAGCCACTATGACGAAAGCTCCAGAACCTTTCAGGCCAACACCTGTTAGTTCACTTGCTTTAACGAATGTTCCAGATGTTTCTCAGAAGATGACTGTTGATCATAAACAGGAACTTTCTATAGATCCTAGATTGTCGGGTACTGGAGGACTTGATCCCATGAATATCCGTGAAATAGCAAAGAGAGAAACTTGGTTAACAAAATTCTCTTGGAATGTTGGAACTACTCCTGAGACATTGCTTTGGAATGGTAGAGTATCACCAGTGACCTGGAATGAGTCGGGTGATCCTCTAGCTCCAGCCTATCATTTTCCTGCTTGTGCTTTTGCAGCTCTTCCATTTCGATATTGGACGGGAACTATGAAGTTTAGATTTCAAGTGGTTGCATCTGCATACCATAAGGGGAGACTAAAATTTGTTTATGATCCTGACTTTATAGCTTCTAATGAATATAATACCAATTATCTGAAAATAGTGGATATTTCTGAGGAATCAGATTTCACATTAGAGATTGGTGTTGCACAGGCGAATCCATTGATTAATCATCATTCACCAGGCGCTGATTCTAACACTCAGCTTTATAGCACCACACCATATACTTCGAAAGAAGAAGGAAATGGTGTGATAGGTGTTTATGTTGTGAATGAATTGACAGTGCCAAATACTACCGTGAACAATGACATAGAGATTAATGTCTTTGTTTCAATGGGAGACGACTTTGAAGTGTTTGTACCTGATGATCAATTTCAGAATTTCATATTCTTTGAACCTCAATCAGGTGAAGTGAATGCTCCAGAATTAGAATCTTCCACAGTATTAGGAATGAATTCAGAGTATTCGCCTGATATGACGAAAGTGTGGATAGGAGAATCTATAGCGTCTTTTCGAACTATGCTGAAGAGATATTCAGTATGGAATTGTGTGTCTGATGAAGGGTCACGTTCTGTGTTAACGGGGAGATTTAATCGTTTTCCTTATTACAGAGGCAGTTACTCTGGTGCAGCAGATATAACATTTGCAGGTGACCCATATTCTTATTGTAATACCACATTGATGCATTGGGTGAGAGCAGCCCATCTAGGTAGTAGAGGATCTGTGCGATACAAATTCGTACCTAGAGGTTTGATTGGAACTCAGATAACGCATATGTCTGCGGCCATAGCCACACAAGGAGGTGATACATATTCATTTGTTGATGTACCTTTTGTGTCAGACACTTTGGTATCAGCTAGGAAAAGGATTGTTTACCTTAAAACAGGAGGCAATTTACCACCTAGTCAGACACTGTTGGGTACAACGGGAGCAGCTTTAACCATTGGTTCAGTAAATCCTATTTTGGAATTTGAAGTACCATTCTATTCCAATGTTAGATTTGAACCTGGGAGAGTATTGTCATACACATCAAATTGGTTCTCAACAGCATTCAATTATCGAATTGAGACAGGAGCCACACAAGTGGCAGGTTCTGCTATAGTGGATATTCATGTAGCGGCAGGAGAAGATTTTCAAGTCTACTTCTTTGCCGGTTTACCAAAATGCTATTATGAACCAGTAGCTCCTGCATAGAACAGTAAAGTTCTTTAATAAAACACTACCTCTCTGTAGCCGAGAGGTCTGACGATATTTCGTCTAAGACTGTGCTACGCCGTTTTAAATAACAATTTGTTATTGTTACCTGGAATTTCCCTTCGGAAAAGATATATATATGGCGTGAGCGTCATGTAAATCTTCAAAGAAGGTTTTAAGGGTTACAATTTTCAAAGGCGAGCCAGATGGCTCTAGTATTTGCAGTACTAGAATCTTTGAGTCCCTCCGGCATAACGGGGAGGGGCGCCTTGGCTAACTCC